AGGCTAACCCCTTGTGCAGTAAAAGTTTTTCGGTAGAATACGGCTCATTCGGAGTGTAGCGCAGCTTGGTAGCGCGTCTCGTTCGGGACGAGAAGGTCGCAGGTTCGAATCCTGTCTCTCCGACCAATCCCTTGTTCCAGCATGTCCCCACATGTCTCGGAACCCCAGAAAGCCCGGCCTCTAGCGCCGGGCTTTCTGTTTCTGGCTGTCTCACCTTATACCTGGCTATCTCTACCGATTTGGTATGCCCGTTGGTATGCTGCCCGCTCGTTAGAACTCGGCATACCAAAAACGCATGAAACGAGCGGATATCAAGCGCCGGCCGATGGCCGATACTACCCTTGCCAACCTCGAGCCCGAAGACAAAACCTACCGCGAACACGACGGCCAAGGTCTGTATTTTCGGGTGAAGCCATCCGGGCAAAAACTCTGGGAACTACGGTACTCGAAACCAGGCTCGAAGGCTCGTTCATGGCTTGGCCTTGGCCCCTACCCCAGCGTCAATGGTGCCGGCGCCCGCGCGAAGGCACAGGAAGCGCGCGAACTGATCGCCAAGGGCATCGATCCATCCACTCAGCGTAAGGCCGAGGTCGCCAAGGAGAAGGCCAAGGCCGAGAGTACTTTCGAGCCACTGGCCCGCGAGTGGTATGCCGCCAGGGTGAAGAGTTGGGGCGATGGGTATGCCAAACGAGTAATGGGCGCCTTGGAGCTGCACGTGTTCCCGAAGATGGGCAAGCGCTCCTATGTCGATATCACCCCGATGGAGTGGATGGAGTTCTTTAGGGGAATGGAGAAGAAAGGCATCATCGACCAGATGGGCAACGTGCGCCGCTTCTGCAAAGAGATCTACGACCTGGCCAGGGTCACCGGCCGCGCCACCACCAACCCAGTGGACGGCCTCGACAAGTTCCTGCAGAAGAAGCAGAGCGAGAACTACGCGCACGTCGACCAGGCCGACCTCCCCATGCTGCTACAGTCGATCAGCGCCTACACCAACCGCGTGGTGCGGATCGGCCTGCGCCTTCTGATCCTCAATGGCCTGCGACCGAGCGAGGTGCGCGAAGCTCGCTGGTCAGAGTTCGACCTTGATGCCGCAATCTGGGAGATTCCCGCCGAGCGCATGAAGAAGCGGCGCGAGCACATCGTGCCCTTGTCCACCCAGTCGCTCAACTTGCTGCAGGAACTCAAGATCTACTCGGGCTCGTTCGACCTGCTATTCCCCGGCAGGAACGATCGGACCAAGCCGCTGAGCAATATGGTTTTCAATATGGCGCTACGCCGTATGGGCTACCAGGGTCAGCAGACAGGTCACGGCTTCCGCCACATCGCCAGCACCATCCTGAACGAGCACGGATTCGACGAGAACCACATCGAGGCCCAGCTATCCCACGCGAAAGCAGGCGTTGCCGGCGTCTACAACAAGGCGAAGTACTTGGAGCAGCGCCGCACCATGATGCAGTGGTATGCCGACCACCTCGACGCACTCGAGCGCGGCAACGTGGTGCAGATGGGCAAGAGGGCCTGACCAGGCCCTTGCCCTACTCAGCCAGCACGCCGAAACTGGGCTTAGGTTTTTGGGAGATACCCCATGCTTCAAGTCTGGATCGGCGCCATCCTGCTGGTGCTCGGCATGTTCATGCTGCTGGCAAACCCTGTCGCCGGCGGCATTCTGATCGGCATCGGATACCTGCTCTACAAGAACACCAGCAAGGCCACACGCGCCGCGGCTGAGTCCACGTTCTGGGGCATCTGCCTGCTGTGTGGCGCGATCGTCGGCGCCGTGGCCATCCTTGGCCTGATCTGATCAGAAATCCCCGCCTGCTAGCTTCACGATCCTCTCCGCAATCTGATTCGACTGCCGCTGCAGCGCGTCCAGGCGCTGCCGCTTCTGCTCTGGCGTCATCCGGGTGTCGCGATATACCGCATCCATCTGGTTGCGCACGTTGCCCAGTTGCTTGCGAGCGAAGCCCAGCGCCGGCCGGTGGCGCAGTTTCTCGCGGTTCGCCGCCATCAGTTGCTCTGCCGCGTCGACGCGCCCCTCTTCCCGGTACGCCTTGATGGTGCGATTGAGCTGGTCGGCCTCGCGCATCATGTCGTAGAACTCGGACTGATACTTGGTGCTGCGCGGCGAATCGCCCTGGTACAGCACTTTCAGGATCGGGATATCGCCGCTGCGGCTGGCCGGGCGCTCTGCGTCGCTCAGGCTGTTGGCCACCAGGCTCGACATATCCAGCACGTACTGGCCGAGGGTGCCGGTGTAGGCTGCGATCAGGTGGTCGACCTGTTTGGGCGACAGTCCGGCGATCGGCCCGGTCACCTGGCCCAGCGCGCGGCCAATGGCGCTAGTGCGCTCGTCGTAGCGCGCTTCTGGCAGTTTCCCCTCGTCGCTCATATCCTCGATCGGAGAGTCGCGGAAGAAATTGCGATTGGCCTGCAGCTCGCGAATCGGCTGGTAGAACTGCGGTACCGGGTTGAATGCCAGGGTGTCGAACACGCCACGCGACACCGCCTTGGCCAGATCGCCGCCATCCTGGGTTCCGGTGAGCGCGTGCAGGATACGCTCGGGCACGGTACCGAAGATCAAGCCAAGTTCGAACGGTTTGGGAATGCGGAAGTGCTCGTCGCCCAGGAAGATATGCCAGTGCATATCCTTGTCCCAGTCCATCAGCGCCTGGTACCGCTCGTCATCGTCGTTCAGGCCAGCCAGCATCAGCGAGAAGAGCGCGATGTAGCCGCCCTTCATGGCCACTTCCTTGGCCAGCAGGGTCTTGTCACCCTTCACGGCCCGGCCGAGCTTGTACAGGCCCTGCAGGCGCGCGTTCAGGAACGGCACCACGTCGGTGAACCACTGAGCCGCGGCGAAGTTTCCGCGCAGGCTGTAGTCCATCAGATCCTTGGCTTCGTAGGATGCCTGCCGGCGAGACTTGCCGGCTTCAATCGCGGCCTTGTAGGTGCTCAGGCGGTTGGCGTTCTCGACCTTGTCGCCCAGCTCCCGGTATTTCTGCCAGCCCTTGCCGAGCATGGCCGCGGCTTTGGCCGGGGTGTTCACCAGACTACCCAGGTATGCCTCCTGCTGCGTGCGGGTGAAGCCCTTCTTCTCCAGCGCGCGGCGGATGATCTGTGCCGAGGCCTCTGGATCTGCCCCGTGCACATAGCCACCCTGGAAACTGCCGCCGGCGAACATCAGGTCGCGGTAGTCCTGATCCTCACGCAGGGCGTCGCGCATGCCCTTGAGCGAGTCCTTGCCCAGCGTGAAGCCGTCTTTATTGATCACCCAGGCATGCGCAGCGTCACGGATGAAGTTGCGCAGGATGAAGTCAGGCGATGCCGTTACACCAGTGGTGAGGATGCGCTTGAAGGTCCGCCCGATTTTGGTGATGGGGTCATTGAACACGCTGCCTTCCATGAACTTCAGGCCACGCAGCAGGCTCTCGTCGTTTACGCGGTAGTACTCGCTCTTGCCGTCGCGTTGCAGCCGGATGATATCGGGGTCAGTCGGCGCCACACGGGTCCACAGCTTCTCGAAGCCCTCGCTTTCCGGCTTCATCAGTTGGTTCACCACCTTGATGACGTTGGAGCCGGCCGGCAGGTCCAGCAGGTCGGCGGCCAGCGCCAGGGCCTTGCGATCCTTGCGGATCTGCTGGGCGATCTGGTCGCGGCTGATCAGCACCTGCTGCCAGCGCGGGCTCTCGTCGGTCAGGTAGTCGCTGCCCTGCAGGTTATCAACCACCTCGAGCAGTGCCTTGTTCTTCATCGCTGCGTCGATGCGCTTGGTCCATCCGGCCAGCATGTTGGCCAGCAGGTCGTTGGTCGGCAGGTTGCCGCCCTTCAGCGCCTTGATGGCTGCAGTCTGGTGCGATAGACCGCGCTTGCTACGCGGCGCGGTGAAGATGCCTTCGCTTTCGTCCTGGCGGTAGAACGGCACGTAGTAGTCAGTCAGCCACTTGGCCCGGGCGTCCTGATCGATCAGGCCCGCTTCCTGCGCCAGATCGAGAACAGCCTCGTTCACTTGGGCATATTCTCGATACACCTTCTCGAAGAGCTCTTCCTTGCCCTGCCCCATGGCCACCAGCTCGGCAATCTCGGTATCGGTCAGGTTGTTCTCACGCCCCTGTGCCTTCAGCAACTGGGCACGCTTGCCGCCCAACCATGCGAGCCAGGGCGTCAGGTTGTCCGCCCCGAGGTCCCCCAGGATATCCAGCACGCCACGGGTACCAGCCTTGCCGGACACAATACCGTCGCGCCATTCCGGCGCCGCGTAGTGCAACACGCCATGCATGACGTCGGCGATGCCACTGGCCAGGCGGGCCGACACATAGCCCTGCTGGTTTGCATCGGTGACGCCTACCGCCTCTTCAGCACGGCGGATGCCGGCCAGGCCGTCGAAGATGCCTTCCTCGCTGCGCACAGACCAGTCTTTCAGCTTCGCCTGCAGGCCGCCCAAGGTGACGTTGCGCACCTGATCAAGCAGGTTCTGCGCCTCACTGCCAGCTAAACCCAGCTTGCGCAGCGCTTCGGTATCACGCTGACTGGCACGGGAATAGCGAATGTCCGGGTCGATCTCGTCGAATGCTCCGGTGTTGTTCGTCGCCGACTTCACTTGGTTGTTGTAGAAGACAACCCAGGTCCCGGTATTGCCGAGTTGTACACCGTCGTACCCCTCGCGCTCCAACTTCTGGCGCATGGCTATAGCTGCCTGCGGCGTATCGATCGCCTGCGACTCGGCAACGCTCATGCGGTAAGGGTTCTTGATGGAGGCAAACAAGGGCATCACCTCGGCTAGGCCTGGCATTCCATCGCTGGCCTTTTCAGCGTAGCCCTGCGCCAGATCCCGATCAGCCGTCAGGAAGATGCCCAGCGGCGCCGTGGTGTGGCCAGTGCTGCGACCGGGCTGGCTCATGTCGAAAATGCTGAACTGGTCGGCGGTACCGTGGTAAATCACCAGCGGCTCACCATTACCGTCCGTCACCTTGGACACATCATCCGGATTGACGCGAGCCAGCGGCCGACGTACAAAGGTGGCCGACGCCTTGGTATTGGCCGGGAGCGACCCCTGAGCATTGCTCATATCGCCCGGAGAGACTGCCAGGGCGTTCTCTTTTCTGTCGACGGTCACCGTGTTGTAGAACATCCGACCGTTTACATCCTCCCGCACGGTGAACACCGCCACCAGCGGAACCCCGTCTACATCGATCGGCGCCAGCAGCTTGTGATAGGCGGCAGTCTGTCCACTCTGGGTGGACAGGGTGCTGCTGGCGTAGATCGAATGCTCGAACGCCTGCTGCAGCCGCGTCAGCACCGCCTGTTTTGCCGGGTCTGCTGCAGACGATGCAGCCTTCTTCGCCCCCGACATGGCCATAGTCACGTCGCCCAGGTCGTCATGCGGCAGCGCTTCACTCTGCCGGGCCATGGTTTTCAGCGATGCCTCTACTTTATCCAGGCGCTCCCGCTCGGTGAGTTCCTTCCACGTTTCGGGCATGCGTAGCTTCAGCGGCGCCTTTGCATCCAGACGCGCCTGCGCATCAAGAGCCTGCCAGTCACCGAACCAGCGCTTGAAGTTGTCGCTTCGGGTCTGGTGCCATTGCTTCTGGGTCAGCTTCGAAGGCTTGCCGTTCGGCGCCAGCAGGCGACCCTGCTCGTCGACCATTTCAACCAGGCGCCCACTGTCACCGTTGCGCGAGAACACGGTGCGACCGCGGCCACGGCCCTTGCCGCTTTCAATGTAGCGGCGAGCATTGGCCAACAGCCCCTGAATATCGCCCTCGGTCCAACGCATGTTGAAGCCGATCGAGCGCAGCGCATTGCGCATGGCGGTAACCAGGCGCGGCCAGAACGCTTGCTGCTGGATGGTGCCGGTACCAGCCATATCAGCCAGCACTTCCTCCATGGCCACGGCCGGCGAGTAATTGAACCGGCGCACCAGGGCGTCAGCCTGCGACTTCATGTCGGTATTGCCGTTGTAGATGCTCATGAGCAGCGGCGTCAGGCGCTGGCCATAGGCGCCCTGCAGGCCGGCATGGCCAAGTACTTCGTGCTGCAGAACGAATGCCGCATGCCTGGCGTCGCGCAGGTTATCTGCGACCAGATACACCTGACCTTCGGCAAAGATGCCTTCCACGTCGAAGGCCCCATCGCGCTCAACACGCTGCCGCTGGCGAGTCGGCAGATCTTTGATCGACTGCACGAACTTCACATCCGGTGCGTTCTGCCAGGCGCCAGTCAGCACCTTCATAGCAATGCGCAGTTGGCCAGCACGGGCGCCCTGGCCTTGTTCTGGAGCACGGCGGTAGCTGGCACGCGAATAGAACGCGCCGGTCATCTCGATCGTCTTGTCACCAGCCGCGACCATGCTGGTACCGGACGGAGTGAACCAATCCAACACCCTGGCGCCAACACCGTTAAGGAAACTTGCCATATTGGCAGCCGCCTCGCGGTCGTTGGTCTTGATGATCACGGCATCAGCATTGGATGAGTCGAAGGCTGAAAGCAGCCGATTGACCCTTCCGCCCTCGCGCAAAGTCCTCATTTCAGCGGCAGACATATCCACCGCGCCAAGCGGGTTGTTCTTGGTACTCAGCAGAATTACTGCGTCATCTGCCTGCACCTCAAGAACAACGCGGCGAGCATCTTCTGGACTGCCGACTGAAACATCTTGGGGGGCACGCTTTCGCAGCACTCGCTCAGTGATCGGGATGCGTTTCAGCCGCGCGGCCGGCGTGATACTAATCGACTGCCCCCAGGTCTCCAGGGTGTTGAAGAACTCTGCCTTACCTCCAGGCGCCACAATTACATGACCCTTCAAGTCTATCCCCGTGCCATCCAAAGCACGCTCAATCGCCCTGGTCATTTTCAGGTCGGCAATGGATCTGGCAGGGTCTCCGCTCGGGTGATGGTGGGCAAGCCATACGTTGCTTGCCCTATCTGTAGCAGCGATAGCTCCAACGATTTCGATCAGCTCAGCCGAACTAGACGATTTACCGCCCTTGGAGTGACGAATAAAGTTGAGAACCTTACCGTTGCTATCGGTAACGACTGCGTTCACCGTCTCCTGTGCGTGTTTCCGGATCGGCGCAACTAGGTGGGCGACTTGCTCTGGCGTCGTTACGTGATCGAATCCACTCCGGATGACCCCGGTTTCGACTTGTTCGTAGCGGATTCGGAAGTTATCTGCGGCTTGCTGCTTGGCGGTTCCAGCAGGTAAGCCGGCGGCGGCGTATAGGTCGACAGCAGCACTCCCCGAAACTTCGGTCGTACCACGTTGCCGATCTGATAGATTGCCGCTCGCTCGCTCATCTTGCCGCTCCGCTGAAGACCGCTCAGCAACGATAGCAGAGTCCCCGTACTCTTTCCGCAGCGCTTCCCAGGCCTGGCGGTTCACGCCTTCGGGGCTGTCACTATTCAGCGCGTTGTACTGCTCGAAGGTGATACCGGCCGAGGCACGATCAACGTCCGCCTCGTACTGATCCTGCAGGCGCTGAATGGCCTGGTCGTAGCCCGGTGATCCTTTCTTGATGCCGGCGGCCTTGGCCTGGCGGTCGATGTAGCGCTTGCGTGGGGTCGCCAGGATCTCCGGTAGGGCCGGCGCCTGGTCATTCGCTTGAGCGGGTACCGCCTCTTCACTGGCCGCTGATTGATCAGCAGCAGGCTGCTCGCTCAGTGCACGCTGTCCGTCGTTGGTCTGTGTTGCAGCAGGAACACCTGCTCCACCAGCTTCTGCCGGTCGCCCGGCAACGGCAGGCCGTTCAGCCACAACTGGCTCTCGCGCCACGTTATCTGCCGCATCTGGCACAGCAGGCGTATCGCCTGCGGCTCGGTCATCAACAGGCCCTGGCCGACTATCAGCACCTTGCACCTCCTGAGACGCCTGGTCAGTGAACGAACTGGGGAACTCGCGCGCGAGCGGCAGCAGCTCGGCCATCGGCGCATTGAGACGGATCACCTTCACATCACCGCCAGCCTCGCGCTCTGCCAGCCACTGATGGTGGCCATCAAGAACATAGCCATCACCGGACACCAGAATGGAGCGCTCGGTACCTCCCCGAGCAGCAGCACGCCCTACCCGCTCCGGGCTGAACTCGGCCTGAGTCGGGCGAAGGCTGCGGGCGGGCACGGTCTGCTCTTCATGAGTGACGCCGCGGGCGTTCATGAAATTGACCATAGCCCCGCGATGGTCTGCACGAATCTGCGGCATTTCAGCTCGCGGCACACCGAGGCTACCGGACTGCTGGTTGAAACCCACCCAGCCGCCGCCGAGGTCTTCACCCTGCAGGTCACGGGCAACGGTCGCACCGCTGTCACGCGCCCCGTCACGTGACAGGTCCGTGACAGGTCTATTAACGGTCGGCGCTTGGCGTTCCATGCCAGGCCCGCCAATCGGCCGGACCTGGGCGCCTGGCTCAACGAATGGCGCAGTCGCACCACGCTGCGCGTTGCCCTGGCTATCCACCACCATGGTGCTCGGCGCAGGCAAGCCCAGCGGCGCGGGAGGCGGCACCGGCTCACGCGGTACAGCGACAGCCCACCCACCTTCATGCGGGACGATAATCGGGCTCTCGCCTTCGCGCTGCAGTTGGTTGAACAGGCCCAGCAAGCGCACGTCTCGTTCGCCACGGAATGGGCGCCCGTTCTTCTGCACGCGGATCTCGAAGTTCGGATCGCCAGCCACTGGCGTGGCCTGCACCTGCTCGGTCTGCATAGGCCCGGTATCCGACTCAACCGTCGGCAGTGGAAGCGGTTGCTCGATCTGCTCCACCTGTTGCGGGCCAGTGTCCGATTCGACGGTAGCAAGCGGCGGTTGAGTTGGCAGTTCGTCTACCTGCGGCACCAGTTCATCCAGGCCGCGAGCGTCCTGAGGGTCGAAGCCCTGCTGCGCCCAGGTGTCGAGTTGCCGCTGTGCGGCGGCCAGAGCCTCAGCCTCTGGCACCTCAACCATCGTCTGCAGGTCGCGATTGTAGCGGTAGAATCGCAGATTGCCGTTCTCGTCCAGATCGGCCGGGAACAACTCCTGAGCGATCGCCAGTTGCTGGCTGATCGGCTCGTATCGACCACCAGGCTGGGTATCGGGCGCACCGCTGAGCATCGACTGACGCACAGCATCCTGCACAGGGGTCTGGCTGCCAGTTGGAGCGCCATCAACGGCAGTTGCAGCAGCGGCAGACAGCGGGCCAGCAGCAGGGTCCAGCCCCATTTGCTCAGACGGTCGGCGTGCAACGTTGACCGCGCCGCCAATCGCGGAGCCTGCCAGCGTGCCTTCCACTGCGGCGCGCGGTACGCCCTCCATCAGCGGCTTCCGCTCTGCCCAGTTCTGCAGCATCTGCTCCTGAACGGACTGCGGCAGCTCTTCCAGCACGCCCTCAGTCAGCGCGCCGCCTGCAACACGCCGGGCAAGACCTGACGATTGCCCGGCCACCTGACCAACGCCGCCAGCCAGTGCACTCTCTACGTCGATTAGGCCAGCACGCTGCGCAAGGCGCGCACCAAAGCCACTCAGGGCAGCACCAGCTACGCCAGCACCAGCAGACGCCAGGGCAGCCCGTCGCGGGTCCACCTCGCGATCAATCTGATCCATGGTGCCGCCGGCAATCACAGCACCCTCACCACCAGCACCAGCAACAATGGCTTGCCGCGCCGCCTGGCCAGCAGTTGCCGGGTTTGCGATCAGCCCTGCAGCACGCCCACTCACCAGCGCACCACGGCCAATGGCACCACCCGCCAGCATCTGCGGCAGCGACTCAGCCACCAGACCGGCGACATTGCCCGGATTGCTCGCGTAGGCGCCAGCGATATCCAGGGCGTCACCCTCTTCCCAGGCCTGTTCGATCTCTGCGGTACCGGCCTGGCGCGCTGGGCTGTATTCGTCTCTTGCCTCTTCCTGCCATTTGCTGGGCTGGAAGCCTGTCGCCTCACCAATCTTGTCGGCGGTCTCGTCAACAACACGGCGGCCGGTCAGGGCGCCGACACCCACATCAGCCAGACCAGTGACCACGCCGGGCAACTGCTGCAAGCCGCGTTTCAAGTCGGTGCCCAGGTCGCCGAGAAGAGAGGTGTTCTGTTGCCGACCAGTTTCAGAGCGGAGGTCAAACTCATCAAGCAGATTTGACTTGTTGGTTGTTACTTCCTGCCCCTGCGATCCACCGTCGCGTAGACCAAATTCGTCAAGAAGATTTGCCATTCCGCTCTCCAAAAGAAAACCCGCCGTAGCGGGTTAAGTCTCTTGGTCAGCGATCTGAAAGACGAACCCTACAGGGGGTTAGCATCAGATTTGAGCGATTACTGACGACCGATCGTCGTCGATGTACTCCCATTTTGAATGGTGGTAGATCGGCTTCCATCGCTTCCAAAGCAATTCGTATAGGCACCATTGGTCAGGCAATTGGTGACCACCCTCTTACGACTTGGCTCAGGCTCTGGAATACCGTTCTCCGCGCGAATGCGCTTCTGCTCCATACGCTCTCTAACGATCTCGCCAATAGTCGGAGACTTACTACTGTCTTTCACTACGGTGACTTTCGTTCCGGTTCCCGACTGAGAACTGTTGCCCCGCATAATCTCGGCAGCCCGCAAATTACGCTCAATGACAGAAGCACTACTTTCAGGCTCAACCGTTCGCTGCACTTCTCCCAGGTACTGGGACTCACCACCGCCAGGCGGGCAAGGAACCTGAGAAAAAGCGATCGCACCATCAGGCCCGACACACTTGAATATCTGAGCGTTTGCAACCGATGCAAACATTACCGCCACGATGAAAATGTAGATTTTCACGACGCCACCTCCATGCAGTAGCCCAACGCTACCACCAGCCTGACCATCAGTCACCTAGTCAGGCCACGACTCGACACGCGGCGCTACTGACCTACAGATATGCCTCGTTCTCGCAGCAGTTCAATGACCCGCTCAGCGGTCATGCCTTCATCTCTAGCCGTTTGCTCTACCTCTGCGCGCGACACCTGTCTCCGTGAGCCTCGGCCCTCCTGAGAAGCTGAAACTGGCTGACCGGTAGTAACGTCAATGATCTGCCTGCCAACGATGGGCCGCCCAGTTTCATCACGATCAAGGATAACGTCCTGCGTGATGTAGCGATCTTTCGCCTGAGTCGCCAGGACGTTGTAGGCCTGTTGAGCCACATTGCGCTGCTCTTCACTGATGTTCGGGTCGGAGATCTGCGCGCGCAGTTGCTCGAGGCGCTGCCGATCTTGAATGCCCAGTTCGCCCTCGTCGATCTGCTGTTGCAGGCGCTGCTGGTTGAGCTGTTCGGTACCCATACGCTGCACTTCCGCACCACGGCGGACAGACGCATCGGCAGACTCGTTCTGCAGGCGTTGCTGCATGGAGTCCAGTCTGGTGTTCTGGATCTCTGCCAAGGTTGGAGCACGTGAACTGTCACGAACCACGGTCACGCGCCCACCGCCTTCGCCGATCTGGCCACGGCGACTTTCCTGAATCGTCTGTGCACGGATATCGTTCGCGCGCCCGAAGCGATCGAGCGCCAGTTGAGAGTCACCTGGCTGGCCTACCGAAAACGTACCTCGACCATTTCCCACGTTACCGACTTGACTGCCAGTACCTGCACCAGCTACTGCGGTTGGATCGTTGGTAAACTCAGGCACACCATTTTCACCAACTCGCCCAGCAACACCCTCACCGGCCTGGTTCCAGTCGGCGCTGGCACGCCCTGGCATGCCAAGGCGGGGCTGCTCGACCTGCACCTGCTCAGCTTGCGGGCGCGGCATACCAAGGCGCGGCTGCTCTGCTGGCTGTTCCTGGCGCGGTTGAACGCCAAGCGCGCTACGCGCGGCCTCACCGACACCGGAAAGAGCACCTCCGACACGATCAATACCAGCCTGAAACTGACTGACCGCCTCGTCACGATAGCGGGTAGATCCGCCTGGAAGCGTCGCCGGATCACCACCAGCCACATAAGCAGCGGCATTTCGAATAGCGTCCTGGCCAGCAGCGATCGGGGTACGCACAGCACCGGCCACCGCCTGAGCAGCGCCAAGCGGTACATCCAGCGCACGCGACCCGGTCGACGAAGCTTGTCCGGAAGGCTGGCGGGTAGGCATGCCAAGGCGCGGTAGCTCAGGCTGCATCAGGGTGGTGGTCGGCATACGCACGCCAAAGCCGCGGCGCGGCTCTTCGTCAACCAGGCCACCATCAGCAAAGAACTGGCGCGGGCCGTCGGCTTGCTGACCTTTCGCAGCAGCCATCACCGCCTTTGTGAGGCCGAACCCCTTCTGCTTGTGCGTGGCATTCTTCAGCTGATCGAGCACCGCGGCGCCCAGCGCGTGCACGTCCTGCGGCGGCATTTCGTACTCGCCATTACTGACGGCAACCGGCACCTGCTTGCCAGGCATACCAAGCCGCGGCTGCTCCTGAGCAGGCGCACTCTGGCTCTTACGCCCAGGCATGCCCAGCCCGAGTTGAGCCGTGGTGTCGGCCGGCAGAATGTAAGTCCCTTCCGGAACATCCTTTCTGATCGAATCGGACGTGCCAGTGCCTGGCCCTTCGATCAATCCGCCGTTGGCGGCATGCTTGCGCTTGGGAAGCCCGTACATTGCCTATCTCCCATTGATGATGCTGGATTGTTTGCCCCGTCCGCCAACCTGGCCAAACCCTACAGGGGGGCTAAACCTCTACAGCCTGCTTGAACTGCGTCCAGAACAACGGAACAGGCAGGTCGCCTTCCAGCCTTACCCGCGGTTGTGGGTAGTCCTCGATGATCGAAGCAGGGTCGATCGGGGGCAGTTGCTCCCATCCATCTGGCGCTACTTGGTCGCCAGGAAAGTAAAAGCCGCTGAGTTGAAAACTGGCAAGCGGTACAAACGCCCCACCCTGGTACAGTCCAACCTGCACAACGCCGCCCGCGTAACCTCCATCGCCGGACATAGAGCGCGACACGTAAAGCTCGATCGGCAGGTCCGCTGCGGTCAGCGGCACCACGTTGTTCGACGGGTCGACAAGAACAAAGGCGCGCTCGGAATACTCACCAGCTGGCGCAACAGGAATCGTCAACGATGTAAGCCAAACAGCGCCTGGCTGATCCCAAGACCAATCAATAGGGTCACCGTCCAGGCTGGCAAGTGTGTAAGCTGTCGGCTCGTATGGGTAGTCCGGTTCGAACCAGAGCCCCAAACCGATCTGCGCGTCGCCGTTGGTGTGCCACGACCCTTCAACCAGCTCGACCGGGTAGTAGCGAATTACTGCTGTTCCGTCTGGATAAGCCATTCTGCAGCCTCCTGTTCAAACGCCTGCTGCGTTGTATGGTGGTGGTCGCCTGCAGGATGTACACGCCACACATACCCAACCTGCGGCAGTTGGTGAGGCCGAAGCAGGCTGCGCAGGCGCGCGTCTGTGGTGTGCGGTGACGACTCCATGGCCTTGACCCAGGGCAGCACGTCAGCGCGGCGGTACACGGTCAGCGCATGCCCGGCGCGAGGGAACGGGTAGCGTCGACCATCGAGATACTCGACAACCTCCATGGTGACCACTGCACGATGCTGCTGCAGCCCTGCCAGGCATGCCTCGACTGCCCCTGGCAGCAGGTAGTCATCGGAATCGAGATAGGTCACGAACTCATGTTCGCCCTGCTGGTACCCGACAGCCCGCCCCTGGCCAACCGACTTTCCCGCGTTGTCGATCAGGTGGACGGTGACGCCCTGGCCTACCGTGCTGGCAATAGCCTGCTCGAGCCAATCGGCCCTGGTGCCTTCATGCGTGAGGATGTGCAGGTCAATCATCCGAACATCCTCCCGTAGCGCGGCTGGCTGGCTGGCGATGCCAGGTAGAAGGTACCGAACCGACTGAATGATGCCGCCGGCACGAAATCCAGAGCACCGAAGCGCCCTTTCTTGATCGCAATCTTCGGTTCGTCCGCGTCGAGTATCGTGGCCACCTGAGCCATCGGCACTATCACGGCACCTTCCGTGTTGCGCACCTCTCGCTGATAGGTACTCAAGCGCAGCGATCGAGGAATGCCGGCAGCAAGTGGCGCAGCAACCCCGGTAACAGTGATCCTGGCAATGCCGATCTGCGTCGCGCTGCTGCCATTGATGAAGCCCCACCCCCAGACCTCACCGTCCGCGACGGGCGTCGAGAAGCCAATATTCTCGATGCCATTCCCGCCGTTGCCGGCGTTGCTGCTCGCCGGCATCTCTTCCGGCCCGTATCCCAGCAACGCCTGTGTCTGGCTTATGGTTCCTGCTGCGCTCTCAGTGCGCAGCAGTGCGATATCGGAATGTATGGGCAACGTGGTCGGCGCGGCCGGCGAGATATCCGCATCGACTGCAGGCCTAGCCAGCAGCCTCATAAGTCGGTGACGCACTGGCATTCCAGACGCATCGAGAAAGAAGGTGTCTCGGTACTTCTGAACGAAGATACGCGCCGCTTCGATCTGCGGCAGGCCGGCATCCAATCCAGCGATCGAATCGACGAAACTCACCGACAGCGATCCGATTCCATTGGTCACCACCAGCAGCGCCTGGCCCGTCACAATGCGGTAAGAGCCACCCACAGCCTTGCGGCAGCGCGCCCGGAATGACACCAGGGTCACCGGCACAGGATCTGCACCAGAGGCATCAACCCAGGCGTACACCGCAGGCAAGTCGAAGCCAGCAGCCTGAAACGTCCCGGCATCACCACTGAAGCTATCCGATTCCAGCGCCGAGCCAAGGTCTGCCGGCCCGACGATCTCGGACCATTCCAGAGTGGCCACACCATCCTGGTAGTGAATGCCCATTGCAAGCATTGATCCGACAGTCGACACCCCACCACCATCCGCCTCCAACTCGATGGCCACACTCAGGCGGCCACGGTGATAGTGGGCGACCGGCAGCCTGGCGCCGTAGCGAATGGGCACGATAGGCGATCCCTCGTAGATCACGTGCCGCGGGTAGAAGCCACAGCCCGTCAGCCCCCGCACATAATCCTCGCTGAACGAAACCGACCGAACAGAACCCGCCCCCGCCCAGCGCACCAGCACTGCCAGCCAAACAGGCTGATCAGTCACCACGTAGCCGGTACCACCATCACCAGGCGGCTCAGCATCCGTGTAAAAGTGGACGAAGATCACCCCACCATCGAACTCGGTAGGAAACGAGTTGTAGAGCAGGAAAGGATCATCAGGAAGCGGATCGCCGAAGGCCTGAACCGCACCCAGGCCACCCTGGCGCTCTTCGGCAGGCACCTCTGTCACTGCGTCGCTGCTCGGCGCCATGCGTTCCCGACCTGGCGACACCGAGGTCACGATACCGTCGATCATGGATTCGCCCACCAATGGATCAAGCACGCCACGGTACTGGTTAGAACCCTCGAACCGGCCAGGCACCTCGACAACATCGACAGTCACCCGGCCACCCTGCTTGCGCGCCTTGAACACGAAGCCGTCGAATATGCCGCTGCGCGAGCCGGTAGATCCAGACTGACGATGCAGGGCAGCGCCAAGCCTGTTGGCGTAACCTTTGTGCCTGGCGGCGACCGCACTGGTCGCGCGCAGCCGAACTGGCCCGGTCATTCGCCAGACAGGATGTTGGCCTGCAGGGTACCGGCAGCGTTGACCGCACCCTCGGCAGCGGAAGCAAATGCGCTGGTGATCTGCCCAAGCGCGCTGTTCTTCTGGCCATCCGAAGCCGCAACGCGGAGCCTGTTCTCGTCCAGCTTGCCATTCATGCGCAGATTGGCCGCCTGCAGACGCAGCTCTTCGAAGCCGAGCTGCACCCGGTAGTACTGCGACATGGCATCGTTAAGCGACGCATAAGCGGATACTTTCGCCCTGGTCGCCTCGATATCCTTGTTCGGCAAATCCATCAGGACGTTGTAGTAGTTTGCGATCGACTGGAAGATACCCATCTTCAGCGCGACAGCCTGCTGCTCTGCGAATTTCAGCAGGTCCAGCTTGATCTCGGCATCACGCACGGTCTGCGCGCGATTCACCTCACCGATCGCATCGGCTGCTCGCTCTTCTGCTCGGGTAATGGCCTTGAGCATCGCACCAGGCGGCGCAACAAATCCCCTGGCCGAGAACTCGGAGCGGATCTGCTCGACAGCCGTATTGCGGGATCGATACTCACGATCACGGCTTTCATGCCAGACCGCCTCGAACACATCCTTGCTCAGACCGAAAGGCTGCTGGCCGGTGATGATCCCTACCAGCCATTCCTCCGGGGCGTAGCGCAGCGCGCCGCTGATCTCGGGAAAGTACTTGTCGATCAGACCTTCCGTCTCGGCGTTGATGAACTGCAGCGTGCTGCTGCTGCTGTCTAGCTGTAGAAAGTCAGTCAGCGCCGCCGGCTTCGGCATCTGCGGCACGTTCGGCGTATAGCCGAGATTCGCCGACGTGATGTTCGGGATGAAGGTACTGACGCGGCCAGATACGTTCGTAGCCCTTCCCAGCGCATCCTGGGCGAAGCTGAAGAGTTGCGCGATGTTGTCGTCGATACCGGCCATGTCAGCCTCTCCTGCCGTAGCCGCGGCGCTGAGACACCCCGACTTCTAGCTCGATATTGTCCACAGACGCATAACTCGCGTCGGTCAGTTCCAGGCGCACATTCCACGTCCGGCCGCTTACGCCTTTGGCCAGCACGGCCCTGCTCTGCGGCGATCCGCCAACCAGCTTGTAGATCCGTTCCGGCCCATCATCAGTGCACAGTCGCAGGAAGCACTCGCCGTCGGTGCGCACACCCACAAACGCCATGGCCATGCGCTTCTGGTGCGCGTCGCCGTAGTCGGACGCACCGAAGTCCACCAGGGCATTGATCACCTCCCCTGTTTCGCCACCAAGGCGATACAGGCCATCCTTGCGCCAGGCATACGCATGGCCATCGTCATAGGTGAAGCCGAGGAAATCGAAGTCGCGATAGGTGGTCAGCGCGCCGGTCATGTAGTTGACGGCATACTGCAGCGCCTGTTGCTTGGCAGACTCAGCCTTGCTGAATACGGCCACGTTCTCATGCGCAAGCATTTCGATGATCCAGCCGATACTGGCCTGATCAGTGATCCCAACGGAGTCGACAGACGCCAATTCCAGCACCATGGTCAACGTCGCCTCGGCGCTGGCCACGCCGATCGACTCCATCGCGATCATGATCAGCGCGGTTTCCAGCACCGCCTCTTCATTCACGAATATGGCGTCGCTGCCGTCGCTTTCGCCTTCAGGCATGTACGGCTCGACGATGTTGGCGACCAGGCGAAGGGGAATTGTCACGTTGACACGGTTGAACGGAACCTCACCGATGGCCGCTATCATCGCCGGCAAGGTCGCCGAAAACTGGATATCGTTGCCCGTCTGCAGTTTCGCGGTGAAGATCGGAGGCGGCAGCACAGCCACCATGCTCGAAGGGATCTCTTCAATCGGCCCCAACGAGGCCTGGAACCGCAATGCAGACAGTTCGCCCTTCATCCATGCCACATCGGGTGCGTCGCTGATCGCGGCGACCATCGCGGGTAGCTGAGCCGAGAACTCGATAACGCCCCCGACGCGATCCAACTGCGCAGAGAACTGAAGCGCCGGCAGCCTGCCCAGCATCCAGCTCACGTCATCTACATCGCTGATCGCAGCAACCATGGCCGGTAGCGAAGCGGAAAACTCGATAGCCGGGATGGTCGACCCTATCTGCGGCGAATCGACGTAGTCGACAACGCTGTAGAGCACAACACCGCCGTAGGCCTCTCCAGATGACAGCGCCGCAGATTGATAAACCTGCTCGTCATTGATCAGGTAGGTGACGACACCCAGGCTTCGCCTGATCTCGACAACGGCGCCGGCCGGCAGTGTCGCCGGACCAAACACGGTCGCCCCGAACTCGACGATGCTGTATTCCTCGCGCCTGGCGACGATGCTATGCCGCATGCTCGAGTAGACGTGCTGGAAGGTCCGGCCAGACAGGCCAACCTGCACACCGATCGGCGATGGCGGCAGTGTGCAGCGAAAGTAGCCCTCGTTCGGTACCGGACTGATCGTTCGACCGCCGCCATTCCAGCCGATGCTGTCGAACTGATCGATTCGAGCAGGCACCGCAGCGCGCCCAGGTACCGCCGGATAGCACACCTGCTCGGTACGCGTAACAGGCTTGAACGGCGAATAGCTGGTGCCGTAGCCGTTCGGATCACTGATGCCAGCCCAGCCAGCAGGTATCTGTCCGGTTGGTTGGTAGCTGCCCGAACTTGACCCAATGCCGAAATTCAGGCCACTGGAACTTCCTGAGACCTGACGGGTAATGCAATACGCTGGGCGCGTTGGCACGGCCGGCACAGCCGGCACGTATACCAAGCGTGGCGTCTTCTGCAGGCGGTTCGCCATGGGTTATTGCTCAGGGATGGCCAGCTCGAACAGCGAGAACGATTGCGGCTGACCGTTCACCAGCGGCAGTTCTGCAATGTACATATCGCTGCCCAGCGGTCCAGCAGTACCCTGGAAGCGCACGGCAGATGCACTGGCATCACCAGCATCACCGTCCAGCACATATCGGAAGAAGGTCGGGCTGCCGTCCGCGACGTTGTTGCCGGTCCAGTTCTCCGAAACCGACTTCTTGAGAACGCCCAGCGGCGCTGCAGCTTCGAATGTCACAGGCGTTCCGTCGCCGCCAACGCTGATTTCGCAGAGCAGCGTAGCGCCGCCCAGCGCCGCGTCGGCATTGGCCGGCACAGATCCGGCATAGATGCGGACCAGACCGCCATCTAGGGTCTCTTTCAGAGAACCGGTTACGGCAAGCGACACGCGCATGCCAGTGCTTTGCTTGATCATGATCGATCCTCAGAGAATATTGGTGGGGATGTAGGTCAGGCCAACCGAGAGCCGACCAGGGTGCTCAGGGCTGATCTTCTTCACGGTGCTGAATCGCACCACGGACAACAGCAGCCCACTGTTGGAGCCCTTCACCGGGTTGGAGACGATGAACGAGCCGTAGATATCGCGCTCAGCGGTAGCGGTGAACTCGGCCTTGGCGTCGGTGTTGTAGTAGCTGCCAGCATCGTTGTAGACGCGCAGCCATTCAGGACGGGTAGCCTCGGAGTACTCCGTGAACTCACCCAGCACGCTCGGAATATCGGCGGCGGTCATGCCCTCGGCCGGCAAGACGTTGTTGCGGAACAGGCCGCAATAGAAGCTAGGGATCGGCGCAACGTCGCCGAACGGCGCCTGGATCAGGAAGTCGATGCCAGCCTGCGGAATGCGGTTCAGCTTCACTTCCCGACTGATCACGATGCCGGTCTTCTTGTCGTAGATTTCCAGCTCATGCCGGAAACCGAGGATCTTCAGTACTTCGGTGCTCATAGGATCTCCAACTCTGCGAAGTCGCCCACGGCGAGGTTGTTGGGGCTCGGCGTGCCGTGCATGGTGGTGACGACCATCGGGATGCCATTGTTTTCGAGAACGCCAACAGCCCCCGCGCTGGTAAGATCCGGCGCGTAGGTCTGGCGATTGGGTAGGGAAACTTCTCCGGCTGCATTGCCGATCGCGAGGCCATATCGGGTGAACCATGCGACCCGGCCATCCGGCAGCCTGGCGGAACCTGGCACAGCCTGCAGGTCGAGCACGGCAACCTGGCTCGGTGCATTGGTGTCCAGGCCGGTGATGAAGTAGGTTTTGTCAGCGACCACGTACACGCCGCCTTCAGTCGGCGCGATCACTGTCGGTGGCTCTGGGTACTGGAAGAACCCCGCTACGGGATCCATCAGGTGCGGATACATCGGCGACGTGAACACCACGCACCGCCCGCTCGCCCCCACCAGAACAGAGTGATAGGCCGCCAGGATCGAGCAGGCTGGCATCGGCACCAGGCCGATAGTGGTCAAAGTTACCGACTGATCATCGACCTTGGTGATCGCCATCGCGCCGCCGATCAGCAGCCCCTGGCTGTAGAGAGTCGAAGCGTTTGCAGGGCTGACGTAGACCCGAACCGATCGAGGATCACTGCTCAGCACGCGCAGCGCCTTACCTTCGCCCAGCCGCACAATCAACGGCTCGGCGCCGGACTCTTCACCATCCGCACCGAACGCCGTCACCGCCACCTTGTAGATGCCGGCCGGCAGCGCCCCGTCGATCACTTCAACGTCGAAGCCTGGCACAGACACAGCCCAAGGCTTCACCTCGCGACCATCAGTGCGCAGGCTGTCAAAGGTTCCACTCAGGTAGACCTGGCCGAAGAGCGCCGCACCGGACAGATCGCCGCCCCCAGTGATACTGCCAATAACCTTGGCGGAATCAGTCTGACGTGAGTAACACCCGATATCGCCTCCATCGACGTACACGACTCGCCCGGGCAGCGAGACAGCCAGGCGCATATCGTCAGCAGCCAGCACGCGCGCATGGCTCGCACGCATTTCAAGCTGGCCGCCCTCGGTTGGGTCGAGGTTCACCAGCTCACGTACGAAACCCGCAGGCAAGCGCTCAGGCTTGGCGATGTTGTTCGCGCCCTTGGCCCAGTTGTCGGTGCGGGTAGTTGGGGCTGGCATGCAGCAGACTCAGGTCGGTTTCGATGACCAAAGTCTGCTTTCAAGGTCGAGTCCGGAGCGAACCCTACAGGGGGTCAGATGGCACGACAGCCTGTCCGAGCCTATAGTGGCGGTCTGTCAGCATAAGGAGGTTCTACATTGGACGCTTTTAAGATCACCAACACGCCGTCATTCAAGTCGCTCTTCACAAACATCGACGACGGCCACTACGTAATGAAGGACGCAGTTCGCCGGCACCTTGAGCGCTGGCAAGATATCGCTCGCCACTACAACCTTCGATTTGAACTTGAGGCTAGTCAGCAGTTGAGCGGCACAGGGCAAATAATCGGCAAGTCATTTACAGTCATCTCTGACTTCAAGCTCAACGGACCTGCCGTGAGCGCAGAAATACTAATCCTTGGTGCTGACTTACTCACTGGAAAACAGGTACTTATCGACTCCTATCTGATCAACTCAGACCGACAGATACTTTCCAGCATCACACACAAAGTCATTCCGTTCAAAGACACATCGGTAAATGAACATCAGGCTATCTGCGAAGCATTTCATGCGGTCGCCGAACACGGCAGGATTAAGTAGCCTTGTTGCCCTCACTTCTGTGAGGGCTACGGAATGTCACTAGATTGGCCATGTAAAGCGTTGCCACTATGGCACGCTCCAAGCAGTGAATCCGTCAGGAATAGGGTATGAGAACTCGGCAGCTGTTCCCCTTATAGTGACGCTTGCGGTTCCCGCGTTCGCTGCGACCGCTGGACGAACTGCTTCTGCAATCCCTGTGAAGGCTGCGGTAGCGCCAGCACCTGGCGAGCCCCCTCCCACCCAACTCCCATTCACAGAAAACCACAGCTCACCTGTCGAGAAGTCAACGGCGATTCCTATAACAGACCCGTTACCCCACCCGACTTGGTATGCGGAGTTGGCCGAGCTGAATCGAACTGTTCCGCTGCGCAGCAAAGCCCAACTGCTAGAACCTGAACCCGGGAGGTTTGTAAGCGTCGGGCCGAATCCCACCCCACACACATGAATAGACGGGTCGTACGCGTTTGTTCCACCAGCCCCCGAATTGAGTCCGACTTCGCAGTACTTTCTGCCGCTTGATCGGTACAAGGTGCTGGCGAGGTTCTGCACACCGCTGCCGCCTCGCGTAGCAGTTTTCTGACCACCAGCAACAGACCAACCAGCGGTCTTCTCCGTAGTACTCCATAAAAGAGGGTCAATAGGCTCTACCGTATGGCGCCGCTGCGCGAGAATCCCCGGGTTGCTCATGCTGCCGTCATCCTACCGGCCATCCACCACGTATTGCTTCCAGTGCGCAGCAGAGTCGCGGCCGAACCTACACCATCCAATACGTTTGTATCTGCAGCGTTATAGGTCACTGAAAACCCTTCACCCGTAACGGTCACTGCACCAGCACCGACCTGCAGCACGTAAAACTCCGGCAACACTCCACTGACAGCCCAGCTTGCCGTTGCCTCTGCGCCGATAGTCAGCGTAATTGGCGTTGCGCTGTCGCACAGCAGCCACTTCCCGGCGTCGGAAGGGGTGACTGCGCCGCTTGCCGTGATGGTTCGAGACGGCCTCCCAGCAAGCGCGGCCTTGGCATTGAGCGCAGCCTGCAGATCGGTCTGATCCGAGAGGGTGCCGGCCAGATCCCCCCACGCAGTACCAATACTTAGGTTTCCGCCTCCGAGCAGGCTGCTACCGTTAATGCTCTTGATGTTAGTACCGCTGACCAAGGTGTCCTGCTTGCCGCTCACCGTAGCGATCAGGTCGGTGATCTGTTTTTGCAGCTTACCGAACGCCACCAGCACACTGTCGGAACTGGTAATCGCGGTACCGGTGGCCAGGCTCAGGCCACTGAGTACGGTGGCCAGGACGCGCGCAGCGGTGTGGTAGAGGTTGGTCGAGCCCTCAGTCAGGCTGTCGGTGTTGGCGTTCGCCGTGGCGCCAGCCGCGATGCCTGCCAGCTTCGACTTCTCCGCATCGGTGTAGGCGTTAGTGTCTGGGTTGCTCTCGTAGAGCACCTTGACCTGGGCGGCAGTGATGGGGTCAGCGCTGCCAGCCTGGGCGACCCATTCGCCGTCGCTTTCGTCCCAGATATAGCGCTGCACTGGATCGCCAGCGCCCGCGTCTACGTCGGCGTAGTCGCCTTCTTCAGCAGTTGGCAGGGCCGTCTGCAGCGCGGTGAAGTTGATAAACGTGCCACGGTAGTGGCTGCCTTCCAATCCCGCCAGCTTGGCCTTCTCGGCCGCGGTGAAGTTCTCCTGGCTCAGCCCGTAGCCGGCGACCTTGTCGACCTTCAGGTCTAGCTGCACAGATAGCGCACCAGGCTGAACGGCGGTATCAGCCAGAGCACCTTGCGCTTCGGTTGCGGCGCCGATATCACCTGGCGTCTCAGGTATAAACGGCTTCCCAGCAAGATCGCCATAAGCGCCGGAGAGTGCTACGGCAGAAAAGATTGGCAGCCCTGACAGATCGGTGTAGTTGCCGCTCAGCGCCACGGCGGAAAGGCTGGCAGCGTTCGCCGGGGTGTACGCCAGTGCAGCGGTCACATCAGAGCCGGTCAGCGACACCACGCCAGTGCGCCCGTTGAAGCTGCTCACGCCAGCACCACCGCCGCCACCAGTACCAGGCACGCCGCGCAGTCCGGCAAGCACGACAACCGGAGTTCTGCGCGGCGCAGCACCCAAGACAATGGGCTTGGCTACCTGTCCGGCGCCGATCACCTTCATGCAGTCACCTCGTCAGCAACCTCGATATCGCTGATCGCCGTCAGCGGGTAGATCTGGCCGCCCGGGGCGATCGCTTCCACGTCGTACTTGCCGCGCTTCCACTCCAGCGCGGCAGCAGTGGCGGCATCCATCTTGAGCACGAACGCGCTATGCGCCAGGTCGACCTCGATCTCCCCATCCGGGCTCTCGGCCGGGTCGCTGTGCCAGGTGAACAGCACGGTACCGCCTGGCTTGTCACGCACCTGGGCGCGGCAATTCCAGCCCGTCAGATCCATGGGCTTGTTCAGCACCAGCAGGCCCGAGCCGCTGAACGCCTTCCAGCAATGCGCGTTCAGAGCGTTGAGCTCGACGGTGTCGGCGTCCACCAGCTTGACGATCTGGCTTTCGTCATCCGGCGTGTTGAGCTCGGCCGGCGCCTTCACACAGGTAACACGCACCGGCCAACCATCCGGCACGTTATGCCCTACCACCGTCAGCCGCACCGGGGCAGTGCTCGGCATGCCAGTGATCGGCAGATACAGCAGCTCGTCCTCGGCGTACAGGAAGCCGAACTCGAACGTCTTGCCACGCTGGATGGTGATGGGGATTTCAGGCGCCGACATGCCAGTCTCCTTACTCGCCGCTCAGGCGTTCCTTGAGGGCGTAGCCCATGAGCGGCCAGACCTTGGCCACGGCATTTTCTCGGGCGATCTTGCGGCCGATCTCAGCATCGAAGTTCTCCGGGCTGGCACAGGCCGACTCGCCGGTTACGGTGAAGCCGTTGCGCAGCACCAGAACGCAGAAGGTCAGCAGGTGAAGGGCATCAGGGGTCTGACGGGAAGCCGCAGCGTTGAGCGCGCCACCAGAGAATGCTGCATCCTCGACAGCCTTGCGATCGCCCTGGCCGGCGGTGAAGTAGTGCTCGCTGACGATGTTTGCCTGCAGGTCTGCTGGAGTAATGCGCGGCGCGGTCAGGCCTTTGGCCTGGATTTCCTGCTCGATTGCTTGGTCGCTCATTGTGGTGCTCCGATGATCTTGCACTGCCTGTGCAGGGATACGAGCTGCTCCTGCAGCTTCAGGATTTGGTCGCGCTGGACTTCGAGGCCGGCAACGAGGGCTGGATAAGCTCGTTCAGCAGCGGCTGTAAGTCTTGGGGCTCCTGCATCAGGCTCGCCGGCAGCGGTGGTGGCTCCGTCCACTCGCACTGCGGGGCAGGTGGCAGCGACTCGCAGCCCGCAATTACCGTCAGCGAGGCAGAGATGCAGAGAATCGGCACGGTCTTCAGCACGTTGTTTCCCCTTCAAGAAAGCGTCTTCGCGCGCAGCCTGGTCGGTAGCTACCTGGCGCTGCAGACGGTTGGTGTTGCGCAGCGACTGGACCGACGCAGCGTGCTGCTTGGCCAGGGTGACGGCGTTGTCACGCTCGAGCGCCACGGTATCGAGGCGCAGATAGAGCATCGCCAGGGCAATGGCCAGGCCGGCGCAGGCGGCGACTAGGGCGCGGATCACTGGACGCTCCAGCACTTGGCGTGGCGCTCAAGCTGGCGGGTCCACACGCCCCAGCAGCGCTGGTTGGGCTTGCCGTTGACCACGGTTGAACAGTCGTAACCTGCAGCACGCCGCCACTTCAGCAGCGCGTCGCAGGCCTTCGGGTACTCGCCAGCCAGCAGATGGCGGCGCATAGAGGACGATCGCCAGTTGCCAATGCCGTACTGGCCGGTGAAGTCGAGGTAGAGGTCGTATTCCTCTTGGAACAGCTTCACACCCGGCAGCGAGGCCTGGAATCGACGCTCTTCCTCGTCGTGCAGCGCCCTGGCCAGTTGCTGGGCGCGCTCGCGGGTGATGGGAGGATCTGCCAGGGTGACGCGCGTGCCGTCCTCGTAGCGGGTCGAACCGTGGCCAATGGTCGGCACGTCGCCCTTTGTCGGGATGTGCGGTGCAAGCATCTCGACGCCATCCTTCTGCACCACCGGGCTTTCGCCCTCGCTCTTGATCCAGGCGCCGAAGCCGGCCAGGCTGAGCGTCAGCGCCGTGACGGCAATTCGGTTGCGGATGCTCATTGCTCTGGACTCACGCCGCCGGCCAACTGCTTGGCTACGCGCCGCTTCTCACGCCAGACAGAAAACTGATCGCGGTACTTGAATAGCAGCAGGCCGATCTGAAGAACGAGATAAAGGATCGTCAACGCCGTGATCCACTCGGCCGGCGACATGCCGAACCACATAGACCCAGCCACAACAACTGGAGGCGCCGCCTTAACTGCTTCGAGAGTCGTATCCTGCGCTGCCTGGTTCATTCCATAGGTTCCCGTGCTGAACAATCTGCGTTGACGGGATGCTATGAAGCGGAACGAACAGTGGCGAACCCTACAGGGGGTCAGGGCCAGGCTTTGTTGTGGTGCTCAACGTCCTGGCGGGTGATGCGGCGCAGGTCGCAGTCGGGGCGCTCGCCGAAATAGGCAGTGAATGCAGCCAGGGCGGCGTCGGCGCGGCCGAGGTCCAGCGTCTCGCTATCTGGCACACTGAAGGCGCGATGCAGCGCCCAGTTCACCAGATGCCGGTGATGGGCCGCGCTGATCTCTGGCTTCGACGTCTTTTCAGCGGTGAGGCCTCGAACAGGCAGGCGGTATCCTTCCAGTTTGAGCGTGCCACCCAGGCGCGGTGTCGGTACCAGGCGGATGCTGGTGTCGCTCTGGATGGCGAAGCGCGGAATGTCGGAGCGATCGCGCCAACCTGACATGTTGTCATCCAGCCACTCGCGCGAAACTAGCTTGAGCGGGCAACGCTCGGTAGAACCTGCCTCAAGCAGGCCCAGGTGATCGATCTCGTACAGCGCCTGGCTCAGCGGGTAAACGGATTCACCTGCAGCGATATCGACCTCGAAACTCGAATCATGCAGCAGGCGCCCGCGAATGCAGGCCTCCTGCTCTGCCTCAATGAGCCAACGCGCAACGTCAGACTGATCGAACAGGTATGGCGCCACCGTGTCCTGAGCAGTGGTCCTGAAGTCCTTGGTCAGCTCGTCGAGGGTCATGCGCCAGCACCGAAACGGTTGATGTGCTCAACGATCTTGGCACGCATGGTCTCAACCTTTTGAGTCTTCGCCAGCTTCAAGCCATTGCAACGAGTTGCCGCGAAGTTCACCAGTGCATCCTTGTCCTGCATCTGGTTGACCTGATCGATCACAGCGAAATCTTCCTTGCGATCCTCGGTCTTGGCTTGCTGTTGCTTGCCCTGTTCCAGCAGTGCCTGGGTGTTGTCACTGGCTGCGGCTTCATCAGCCACTACCAGTTCACACTCCTTGAACAGGTCGCAGTGGCGCAGCAGGGTACGAGCAACGCCGGTCGGCAGGCTGCGCACCTGGCCTTCATCGAAGGCGAGACCGGTACCGTACAGATGGTCATTCCATTGCGGACGGCGGCCGATGTACTTCACGGCGATATGGCCGGCCTTGGAGGGCAAACCGCTGGAGGTAGGCGCAGCAGTCGCTGCCTTGGCCAGAGCCAGCGCAACGGCCTCTTCGGCATCCGGCAGATCTTTCAGCGCGCGCACAGTGGCATGCAGGACGGTTGCCTTTGCACGGTGCTCCAGGGGCAGGTCGGCAAAAGGCAAGATCAGCGGACTGGTTTTAGTCGTCGAGCCGACCTCCTCACCGAATACCCATCCATCAGCCACCTTGGCATCGAGCCACTTCTGATGCTCTTGCTCTGGGGTCAGGTCCGGGTTTTCGATGTAGGCAGTTACACCAGCAATAATCCCTTGCTGATAACTCTCATCGGCATCTTCCCAGGCGACCGTTTCTTCGCCGAACAACTGGCCAACCGACGCGAGAAGCGCGTGAGCAGCGCCAGCAATTACCATTACTTTCATGTTCTGCTCCCATTTGGAGAAAGGGCGAGCCGAATCACTCCGGCTCGCCCTGGCTGGCCCAAGGATTAACGCGGGCCTACTTGCTCACCACTGACCAGCACCTTGATATCGCTGACCTTGGCATTGGCCGCGACAGCAGTGGTGAGGATCAGGCGTGCCGGCTTGGGCAGGGTCACCAGTTTGGAACCGGTGGCACGCTTGCGGCCGGCAGCAGCCAGGTCGATGCCAGTACCGAAATAGACGTCATCCTGCGGAACAGCAGTGGAGTCCACGCCATCCTCGTACTTGAAGCCCAGCTTGCCGGTGATGGTTGCGGTCATGCCGGTAGTCACGAACACCGACGCATCATCCAGACGCAGGCCTTCCGGCAGCGGGCCGAGATCGATCACATCGCCAATGCCGATCGCTGCAGCGGAGTCGGAGTTGACCGCAGCACCTGCGGCATTGGTTGCGAGGGCGAACACCAGATTGGTGACGTTGCCATACGGGACGTTACCGAACTGGCGCAGGCTCAGGTTTTTGAGAGTCACATTAGCCATGATTGCCTCCAGAGGCTGATTGGCGAATGGGCAGATCTAGCCTGCCCAGTTGCTCGATTGGCTTACGCCTGGTTGAGAGGAACCACGGTGTCCAAAACTGCGGCGCCGTAGTCGGTGAATTCCTTGCGCTCGCCGGTATCCACCTCGAAGCGGATCTTGGAGACGCCGCGAATGGTGCCGATCAGCAGCTCGACTTTGTCGCCGTGGTCCATTTCCTTCTCCGACCAGAAGAACGGAATACCGGAGCGGTCAGACTTCGCCAGGGCCTCTGCCACAGCCTGACCACCCAGGATGATGGCGCGGTCAACTGCATAGGCAGTACCGAAGCTTTCCGGAATGATCACCGAGGACTCGGTTTCGCTGGTGTAACTGGCGCAGTACTTGATCTGGCCGCCAGCGAAGAAGCGGATCGGGATGTTCTGCTTGATGATCAGGAAGTTGTTCCACAGACCAACTTCACCCCTGAAGATCGGGTGATTCTTGGCCTGCGAAGCACGCGCGAACGCGGCAGCCTGCATCGAGCGGAAGTTCGGATCGGCGGCGAACTGGTTGTACTGCAGCGGGGTCACCAGCATCACGCGCAGCGGCTCGTCCTCGGCGGCATCATCGCCTTCGAACTTGACGATCGGCGGCGGCAACACCATTTCATCCATCACCGAACGCATGGCATCCACGACGCTCATTTTCAGCACGTCGGTGCTGGCGATATCCATCTCGCCGGAATTCACCTTGAAGCCCGACACACCATTGCCATCAGCAACGAAGTGACGGTTACGGGTGGGCGCCTTCACGGTATTGACCATCACCTCGGCAAACGCAGGATCGCCTTCCAGCGGAACAGACCAGGTCTTGTTCCAGACATGGCCGCGAGCACCAGCTGCATGCACAATCAGCGACTGGTCGCAGTAGCGATCCATGGTCGCCTGTGCCACCGGGCGGCCGAGCTTGCGGAAGTCGAAGGGCGAACGAATGTCCGTCATGGTGTCGCTGAGCTTCACCGGCAGACGCGCCTGGTTCACGCGCAGTCGATCCTGGCTCAGGCTCATGCCGGTACCGCGACCTTCCGCATAGGCACTGCCCATGATCGGAATCGCACCGAACGGGTTCAGCAGGTTGAAGGTGATTTCGTCACCCATACCTTTGCTCAGATCCATACAGCGCACGATGGGCATGTGCACGCTGGTCTGGTTTTTCACCGTGGCAATGGCGCTGCCTTCAGTTTTGTCCATCTTGCCAATGAGGCGAGACAGCTTGTTGTTGCGTTTTAGGTGGGTAGCAAACAGGCCTGCCGCCTGCTGCACCATGTTCTGCTTGTCGCCGTATGGGGCGTGGGAATTACTCGGCATGACGCACTCCTTGAGATTCGTCTGGCCTTACAGGCCGTTCAAATAGCGTTCGATCTGCTCCTGCGACCAACCATCCATGGCGTTGATCAAGCCAACGCCATCCATGGAAGCCATCGCTTCGTTGGTGGTTGCAGGGCCAGTCCGAGCACCAGCGAAGTCGGACAGACTCGCCGGCGGCTCGGCCTTGGCCTTGGCCACAACTGCTTTCGCAGCAGCCTGCAGATCGGGTTTCTGTTCCTGAGTCATACCGGTGGCCGCCTTGAAGGCATCGATAGCCTCGATAACCTCCTGGGCGGTGCCGCTGGCCAGAACAGCCTTGTATCCGGCTTGGGCAAAGCTGGGTTGCGAGGCGATCCAGTCGGCAAGTTCCTTGCTCTCAGCGATCGACTCGACGTCGGGGTGTGCGGCCAGAATCGCGTCGAAGTGCGCCTTACCGGCGTCCTCGACATGGCGGTGCTGCATCGGCTCCAGCAGCTTCTTGAGCTGCTGCATCTCTTCCCTGAGCGACTGCGTTTTCTGATCGGCAAGCCGTTCGGCAATCGCCGAAACGCCCTTGACCAGAGACTCTTCCGAGAAATCGCCGAACACTGCAGGGTCAATCCCTGCATCGATCGCAGCCTGTGCAGCTTCCAGATTCTGATCCGCGGTGGTGGCGGCCTGTCCTGCATCCTTGCGCGCCTGCGCTTCAGCCCTGAGCGCTTCCAACTCAGCTTCTGCTGCCTCACGCTTCTCGCGTTCAGACTGCAGTTCCTGCTCGGCCGCCCTGGCCTTGGCTCGCTGATCAGCCAGCACACTGAAATCAATCGTGTGCTTCCCATCCTTGGCCAATACCACCGCATTGTCCGAGTTAAAGCCGTCCAGCTTTTCCTCGGTAACCCCGTTGTTTCCAGCTTCCTGACCTTGCTGAGCGCCTGCATCATCCACAGCATCAGTAGCAGCGCCGGGCTCGCCGCCATCTTCCAGCGCATTGCTGGTATCGCCCTCTTCGCCCAGCCCCAAAAGCTGCGCGACCTGATCGCCATTCAGAGGCCCATCAAAGCTTCCGATTAACTCTTCTTGATTACTCATGCCTTTCCCGCCACATATCGCCGTGGCCGCTTGAGCTCGGCAGATGCAAGGCGTTGCCACCTCGCGCTTCGCCAGGTAATCCCGGCTTGCGAATGAGTGTCCCGAAGGGGGCGAAAAAGAAAAAACCCTACAGGGGGTCAGCTCTGTAGGGCTTTCTGGTCAGGCGAGGTTGTCGGTGGTCCTGGCAGTTTCGATTCCCTGCATTCCGGTACCAGGCTCTGCTGGTACCGGCGGGAATGCCGGGCTGGTGTTCTCGCGCACTGGGGGTATCTCGCTATCAGGCCCACCTGGCTGCACATACGGTGATTTGATGTTCATCGCTGCAGTATCAGTCGCCTGCGGGAAGTTCGGGTCGTCGCCTCCCTTCTGCTTGTACCCTGCGCCCTTCATAATCTCGTCCGCCACAGGCGCAATCATCGGCATCTGAGCAATCTGAGCACCACCCTGCATGGCAGAGTAAGCCGCCTGCACGCCGATCTGAACCGCCTGAGCCATGATCCTCTCGATCTCCGCCTCGTTGCGGCGTTCTTTAAGTGCCAACTCGCGCATCTTCAACTCGACACCAGACTTGGCCAGAGCATCTTCCACGGCCTGCTTGATGCGCTGCTCGACCTGCTCTGGAGTTTCTTGCTGCGAAGCCGCGCGGATAGCCTCGATCACGTCGCGCTTGAAAGGCACATCCATGAGGCTGACCAAGAACGGCATCATGGCCGCCTGGTAGTGCTGCGGCATGGGCTTCACCGCCTCAGAGAGTGCAGCCAGTTGCTGCGAGCGATAGCTGTTGGTGCTCGGCACGTCCTCGAGCGCGACTTTCAGGCGAGTACGCTGCAGGTCGTTCGACAGGTACGTGAATCCAGTGCCGTCCGTTTCCGGCTTGTTGATCACCACAGTGCGATCGGCACGGACTGCATCACCCTCGATGATGATCGTGTGCGGCTCACTCCCCAGATCCTTGACGATCATCGACAGCAGGATCTCGCCGATCATCGTCCGGCCGGCACGGAAGTTATCCATAATCCGCCCTAGGCTCTGATTGCTCTGTTCGATCTGCATCTGCTCTTGACGCCCGCTGGTGGCGGTACCTTCCTTGCCCATGAAGCCAGTCGTGACCGCCGATACACGCTGAATAGCTGAACGGTTGTCCTGCAGCATCTGGAACTGCTGAGCGTTCAGCTGGAAATCGCGCTCAATCTTGAAGATCGCGCCTTGCTTGGCCATGGCCGTGTCGTTGAGAACGATATCGGAATCAACGCGAGCCACCTGATTCCTCACCTGGGCGTCAGACATATCAGTAGCGCCCTTGGTGCGAATGGTGCGCACTGAAGACATGCCCCAGCGCAGCTTGCTGATTCCGCTGTTCAGGCTGTCCTGCGGATAGATCATGCCGCGCACATATCCATAGGGCACGTTAGTGCTGTCCTCACGGAAGCCCCAGAACGGCACGTATTGGAAGTGGCGATGGCTGTACGGGGTCGGTCCATCAAACAGGCAGTGAGGGCCTAGCCAGAAACTACGGCGCACGCGAGCAACGACCGCGCGGGTGAATTGAGCGCGCCCGCTCGCCAGCGCGACGACGTGATTGATGTTCCTCTCGTCGTACTCGACTACGCGACCGTTCGGCGTGCGGATAACGCCAACATCTACCCAGCGCCGGTACCAAACCTCTGCCAGGCATACTTCCTTGGAAGTCGGGTTGTACCAGCGCTCTTCACGCACCGACCAGGCACGACCATCAGCCCAGGCGTTCTGCAGCCCTGTCGACGCACCGCCATCTGCTACCTCGATAGCGTGGCCAGCCCACCACGAAGGGCCGTTGCGCCCGATCATGGTGATCAGTTCCTTGTGCTGCGGGAAAACCCGGGCGATACGCTCGGGACGCATCCAGCGCTGGCGACGCAGCCAGTTGGCATCGCTCAGGTCTCGCTCCTTCGCGGTGAAATCCCAGTGAATCTCGTTACGATGCACAGCCAGGCAGCGATACGGGAACTTGAATGGGTCGCTCTCGCGGCTCACCTCTACCCAGCCGATGCCGACAGCGATCTGCGGCCGGAAGGCATCACTGCACGCATCGTCAGCCTTTGCATGCCGCTCTGCCTGATTCAGCTTGTAGTTCAGCGCATCGGCCACGTCCTGGCCGCCAACGTCACCATCCGGGGTCACGCGCCAGTCAGTGCGGGTTGCACTCTCGTAGCCCTGGATGGACAGCAGCGCTGGGCCGATCAGATCCTCGACCGCCGGCGGAATGCCCAGCGCACGCTGCCTGGCCAGCAGCTCGCTGTCGAGCTGGTTGCCGTCGGCATAGTCCATTTCCTTGTCGGCCGTGCTGCGCCACTTCGGCTGTTCCTCGATCTCATGCATGATCTCGGTGTACTCGTCGAGCGTCAGCGCGAGCTCGTCTTTCGCCTCTTCGGTCTGGTCTGGGTGCTTGAGTGCGGTAGCGTCCATCTGATGGTTCCTCAAGTGCGCCAGTCGGGCGCTGGGGCTTCTTCGTATTTGGGTTCCATGTCGTTGGGCATCACCTCAACGGCCTGGCCGATGTAGCGGAACATGTCGGAGCCATGGCTGAACTCGTCGTGCAGCGGTCCCAGTGGCTCCCTGGTCTGAGCGTGCAGCGCACGGCGGTACCGTTTCAGGCACTCGATCAGTCGCGCAGTCTTGTCCTTGTCGAAATAGCAGCGCGGAAACATCATGCGCACCGCCTTGATGCCTTCCTCGACACTGGTTTGTGCCAGGACGATTGGCTTTCTGCCCATCGCCTGAAGCTGCTCTTCGGTGCTCTTGCCGGTCTGGTAGTTGCGGGTGCGTCCGTCGTGCGGCAGGTAGTCATGGCCCCAGCGATAGGGGCGCTTCTCGATCTGCGCGACGTACCAGTCGAGCGTCCGGTGGCTGTCCTCGATGTAGTCGATGATTCGCACGTCCATCGGACCGCGCTGCACGAAGCCGATCGTCATCGCATCGTTCCAACCCAAGTCCCAGACCGTATGCACAGGAAGGGTCGGGTCATACGGCACACGCTGCACTCGGCCGCTGCTGATCAGGTCGATGATTTCGTGCTTGTAGATCGCGCCATCGGCCACAGTGCGCGGCTTGCCTTCCCAGATGTGTTCGTAGTCTTCCTGGGTCATGGAGCGCTTTGCGCGAAGGCGCTCGTCGTTGAGGACGGCCGGGAACCAAGGGTTATCGCGCCAATTGATCTCGCACACCCACATGTCTTCGTCGGCGTTCTCGATGAAGCGCATGTAGGTTTCGTCGGTGTTCATGTCCGGGTTCAGGGTCAGCCAGATCTCGCTGCCCTCTTTCCGGATCGTCGGTACCAGCACGTCCCATGACTTCTTGCTAACGCCGTGAGCCTCTTCGACCCAGACGATATCGACACCCTCGAATGACTTGATCGAGTCGACGGTGTGCGACTGCAGGCCGGTGAACAGGAAGAGCGTGCCGTTTTTCCCGCGAATCTCGGTATCAAGCACGTCGTAAAACGATTCGAGGCCGAGCTTGACGATGTAATCCTTCAGCAGCCGGTGCACGGAATCGCGCATCGACTTCTGCACTTCCCGGGCGCAGAGGATGCGCAGCGGATTGCGCGCGCCCATATCGAGCAGCACCTGGGCGACACCATGCGACTTACCACCGCCGCGGCCACCGTGCATGACCTTGTAGCGCATCGCCTCGTACAGCGGCGCGAGCTTGTAGGGCAGCGTCAGGTTGAGCTGCAAGGGCTGCACGAAAGCGCTCATTCGTCTTCAGCCCTCGCCGGCGGACGCACGAATGTCACCGTGCTGGCTACCTGAATCGCGCCACCGTTGGCGCCAGTGTGCTCAGCGGTGATCTTGTCGCCGTACTTCTTGGGCGCCATCTTGCTAGCCAGCCACTTGCGGGCATCGACACGCAGGCGGTTGCGCGCAACAGCAGTCGAGTCGAACACCACTTCGGTATGGCCTTCGCCGTCGTCATCGTGCGATCCGTGCTTGCTGGCCAGGATCATCGTGCACTCTTCGTCGGCGATGGACAGGATCTCTTCAGCGAGAAAATCGGCTTGAGCCTCGCGCGCACGCGCGTACTGTGCGCAAAACTCGGCACGCTCTTCATCAGCCAGCCAGCGAATCACCGTCGATACGTCAGGCATTCCAGGCAGTGCGCAGGCCTTTCGCAGACTCATTCCCTCTGCAATGGCAGCACACAACGCGATACCGATAGCCTCAGTGAATGAACTCGGCCTACCTGGCTTTCTGGTGCGCGCAGTCGAGCCGGTCGCCTTCTTCTTGGCTACCGGCTTCTTGACTGGCTTCTTGGGTACGGGCTTGGCGCCCTGATCTTTCTTGGTCATGCCCGGAGTCTTTCCGGGCGGGGGATAGGGTGTCGAACCCTACAGGGGGTACTGTCTATGGCCTATCCAGCGTTTTTTGGCCAGGCGTTGCGCCTGTACTGCCATCTAGATATCACTGAGCTACCATGCTGGGCTTCTAGGGAAACCAGATACAAGGTTCATCATGGAATACATCACATCGGCACTAAACAAGGTCTCGTCATTCTTCGGATCGCTCGACTACTCAATTCTTACGGGACTGATGGACCTGAACGATGCCAGAAACATCATGGCCATCATTGGCGGTGTATTCGTCATCAAGACAGCTATCAGCAAATGGGGGCATGCAGCAGTCTGTAGGGCAAAAATCTCGCACCGGCTCAATCGCGCCACAGGTGTAACCGACATTTCAATCGCAAACCTCAAAGACAAGCCGCTGATCGTTTACCAGATCATCGCAAGATTCGCTAAGTCGAAATCCTTCATCACGCTCAAAGAGTTCAGCCCGCCGCTAGTGGTGGATGGGCTAAAGGCCACCTCGGTAGTCATCGACGATTTTTCTTCCCTCAACTCGTCTCTTGATCCTTTTTCCGACCTATCGGACAGGATGGATATCCTGCTTTTGACGAATGACGCCATCTTCAAAGCAAAACGCGCAAAGGCTCCCGAGCAATTCATTGCCAAAGCAACGCGAGGCCACACAGAAATAACGAAATCGACCAAGAGGCTGAACGGCAAAGTGTATACGGATGATGCGGCATACGCTCTCAGCTATGAACATGAAGGAAAGCTTTGTATCAGTTTCCTGCTCAAGCACGGGTTTATCGTGGATGACTGGCCTTTTCACATCAACGCAATTCCACGAGAGTCCATGCAGAGCAAGGAATCGCTCGAAGAAGCTTTGTCAGCGCTTTCCGAAGAGATCCGCACCCCCATACATGCCCACAAGCTTGGTAGCTGAATCACTAAGCATCCAAAGACAAGAAAGCCCGCACTCGGCGGGCTTTCTCTGCAGCGGTGGATCAGGCGCTCGATCGCGCCCAGTGCAGCACCTGATCGCTCGTGCGGTTGAACACCATGCCGGCACTGGCGATACGCATGTCACTGCGCACTACGAGCCTGTCCGTGCGATCCAGCGAGCGAGGCTGCATCACGTCAGCCAGGTTGTGTTGCGCCACTGCAGCGATGTGCTGGTCGGCGTATGCCTGGACGGCCAGGTGATCGGCCGGTACCGGTGCGGCGAACGCCACACTGCAGGCCAGGTACAGGATGGCGAAAACAGACAGCAGGACTTTCTTCATCTTCGGACGCCTCGACAGGTTGAGGTAGTTGGCAGCCCGAGTGTTTCGCTGGCGTCCCTGCCAGTTCAAACCTTACAGGGGGTCGGCCGGCGTGAAGGTCACATCGAACTCGCCCATCAGCGGCACCGCCTGACCATCAGCCTGGCCATTGCCATAGTGCAGATGCCGGCGCTCGGTGCGCGCTTCTGCACGATCATCACCAGGGAAGTACTTCGCATTCATGTGCATGTGGTTGCAGATGATGCCGGCCATCGAACCAAGGGCAGCAGGATCTGCATCGGGTACCAGGCAACCAGTGCTCAGACTGCCGCCATCGATCTCGACCGAGAACACGGCGATCGGATCATCGCCGTGCTCGAATAATTGAAGAGCGTAGTGGATGACCATAGGCATCATCTTCGCCTGCAGGTTAATGCCGCTTTCTTGAATTGGATTGCTCACAGTGATTGCCTCCAGGGCATGTTCGTGAAATCTGCACGGGCGATTTGCGCCCCTCCCCACCTAAACCTACCGTCACACAAGCGTCACAGACGAAACGTCACATGTGACGCTTAAGTGACGCCCTTCTGCGCCGCCTCCAACTTGCGCTTGCGCCAACGCTCAGTCCGCTTGGCGCCTGGGCTGCGCTGCTTTTCTTGAGCCGCTACAGGTATGCCTTGCAGTTGCTCATGCGTCACACCAGGCGTCACATGTGTGACGCTTCCAAGCGTCACAACTCCATCCAATGTGACGCCCTGTAATGCCCCTCCAGCCGCCTTTCCGATAGTCCTTTCGACCCGATTAAGGCGCCCCTGTATCTCCCCATTGAGCAACGCGGCTTGATGCCCGACTTCGATAGTGGCGGCCTGCATCATTACCCCTGCCTGGATCCTGGCGAGCATGCGATCCTCGGCCGGGGTCAGGATGATCACGTGATCGCCGATCTCCAGATTCACGGTACCGTCAGGGAGTAGCGTCTTGGTCATGGGCCTGGCTGGTGGATGCACCTCGGCCGGCACGAACACGCCGCGCTGCACCCGTATCGCCAGGCCCTCTTCGACCAGGGCACGGATACGATCGTCAATGATCGGCAGCTTCAGTCCAGTAAACGCCTGCAGCGTCTCCCGTGTAACGATCTGCTCTTGTTGATGTAGGTCGCGCAGCGCGTCGAGGACGATCTGCGTCGATGATCCCTTAGCTGTCATTGCTCGCTCTCCCCTGTGTCACGAATCAGCCCCTGCTCTCGCAGGATTCGCCATTGCTCGGCCAGCCAGGCCTGGAACTCGATTGCAGCTAGATAGGAAGGGTCGCTGCGCAGCGCTTCGAGCATGCTCGGCGCCCGCGGTGACACCATGGTCACGTACCACCCGTCACCATTCTCTGGCGTGCTGATGATGGTCACCTTCCCCTCATGCATCGCCGCCGCCCTTCCACTCCAGCGCCCTGGCGTTATCCAGCGCGGCCTTCACGCTGCAGGCGGCATCGTGCTGGTCCACAGTGACGCAGTTGTCCTCGTCCTCGATCTCGTCGCGCATGTAGCCCTGCAGGTACACGCCAGTTGCGTCACGCAGGGTACGGAGGGCTTCGAGTTCGGCGTATAGGCCGGCAGGGATGCGGTTCACCTGGGTCATCTGCGCGGCGCTCCCTTCAATATTTCAAAGACATCAGGGCTCACGATCATGGTCTTCTCAGGCAACATGTCGTTGCGAATGATCGTGATTCCTCCCCACTGGCCCTGGTGAGGCGACGGATGTTTCAGATCGCATCCGCAGCGCTCCGGATGGCTCTGCGGCTCACGGCATTGTTCAGTCATCTCCAATTCTCCACTGGGTCGCGCTCTGCGCTGTTTGCCCACTCGCTGCCGAAGACCTCCATAGGGCCGAAGCACGGCGGCTCGGATTTACTCTTGAAGCCGGCCAGCCAGTAGTAACCACTGTGCTGGGTGGCGCCGCAGTGGTCGCACTGCATCCAGGCGCCGAAACCGGGGGCGCTCTGGCGCCGGTATAGGTGCTTCCTCATGCCTGGCCACCGTGCTTGTTCAGGAACTTCCTGCACTTCGCCTTCACCGTCTCGCCATTGCGCTGGTCGATGGCTTCCTCTCCGTGCATGACCACGTCGCGCAACAGTTGCAGGGCTTCCTGCCATTCGCCCATCGTATTCGGCCCCTGGAGCCTGGCGACCTGATCAGACGCCAACGGCGCTTTGCGCTTTGCCATAACGCGCAGGCAGTTACCGCACGTCACTTGCGAGGCGTTGGTGGTGATCTGGATCTCGTCCCCCTCGCGCGGATTACAGACTGCAGAGCAATCACACTCCTGCGGGCCGCAGCCATGGATGACGTAGTGCAAAGTCTTTTTGCTCACGGCGGGCACGCCTCCTGTTGCTTTTTCAGGTCGCGCAGCAGCGCCCGGTAATGGGCGGTGATCTGCTTGAGTTCGTCGATGGTGTATTTGCGGGGTCGGTGATCGGCTTCGAGCGCTTCAACTGCCAGCAGGCCGATGCGCTCGATCAGGCCGGCACGGAAGCCGTTGCGCACGGACTCACCCTTGCGGGCGTACTTGGCAGAGCCACCGTTGCAGCCTTTGCACTGGAGCCAGATGTTGTTCTCTTCCAGGCGCAGTTCAGGCCTGGCGCCTTTGCTCAGGTAGTGGCCACCGTCCCAGGCGCCACCTGTTTTCCAGCCTTGAGCAGCTTCGACCTCTGCCTGGCTCTTGCCGCAGCTGATGCAGCCGCTACCGATCGACAGTTCATAAACCCGGCGGTACGCCTGCACTGCGCTGGTAGCCTCCTGAACGTAATCGCCATGGCTCTTCAGCTTCTCCCGGCGCTCGCCGATCTCGCGCCGCTCCCGCTGCTCGATGGCAATGCGCGCCTTCTTCTGGTTGGCAGGCTGATCAGCGATCGCCAGGCCGCACTGCCAGCAGCAGACCTTCTGGCCTATCTTGGGCGTGAATTTCACGTCACAGGCGGGGTTGGCGCACTTGCGCTGGCGTGGCTTGCGCTCGGCAATGCCGCTGGCCTTGGCCTTCAGTGGCGTCTTGCGCTTGAGCTCAGTCCTTTTCATTGGCGCCCCCGCCGTAAATGCGCGAGGAAGTCGGTGGCCAGGTAGATCCAGTAGAACGGCCATAGAAAAGTGCGCCGACCAAGCGCAGTCACATCGTGGACAGACAGCAGCGTCACAACGAAACCGCCGAGATAGATCAGGACGATCGCTGTGATGATCTCTTCATTCACTGCTCACGCTCCCCAGGCATCAAGTCGCTCAGACTCTCAATCCCTTCTTCGGTCATGTCTGGCCAGTACTTCTCGATCAGGTGCTGGCAGATGCCGCGCCAGAACTCTTTGAAGCGCTCTTCGGTCATGTAGTCGAATGCGATCGACTCCGGTACCAGGCGCGTCACCCGGCCCAGGTCGGGAATGTCGAACGCCTCATAGGTGCAGCACACGCCGGCATCGAGCTGCAGTTTCTTGATGGTGGTGTGGGCGTCGAGGCCTTGGAACTTGTCGATCTGCTCAGCGACCACCCGACCGAGGCCGTGAACTAGCTTGTGAAACTTGTAATTACGCGGCTGTTTGATCTCGCAGCGCACCTGATCGTTGATGCGATACTCGCGCTCTTTGCACAGGTATCGGTCGATGCTGCCGTAGGCCACCAGGGCCTTTAGCACCTCACCGGTTTCCTGATCGACTACAGCACGCCAGCGCATATAGATCGGACGCTGGGCACGCGCCTGGCGCTTCTTCTTGGCCTCTGGCGTCTCAGCCTTTGGTGTTGTGGCTGTCGCTGCCTTACCCATGGCGCACCCCCTGCTGATCTGTGTTCAGGGCCTGCTGATCCCAGCCATAGGCACGGTTGAAGCACAGGGCGCACATGCGTATGTACTGGGCGCCAACGGCGCTCACCGGCTCGACCTGGCCGCGAATGTCATAGAAGCGATCGCCGATCTTGGTGATGACGTGATCGCTGTCATACCAGGGCTCAGCATCAGGAAACGCCTGCTTGAGCAGCAGATAAACCCGGAAACAGCCTCCATTCAGGCCGTACCGGGCCATATCCGGGTGCACGTCGCGCAGGGCAGCGAGGAAGGCGATCACTTCAGACATTGACGTTGCCCTCCCCAGCTATCGACCGGCCAACCTCCGGCATCTCCATCCAGCCGCGCAGCATGCTCACAGGCTCGTAGGTGTGGGTGATCGCCGTGTCATTCAGTTGGCCGTCGTACAGACCAATCTCCAGTTCAGTAACGCAGAACTGGCCAGATGGTTCATTCCAGATTGCGATGCACGCCCAGGGCAGCCCGGTGTCGGCGATAAACAATCTGTCCATAGGCGCAGTGCTTGCCGGCATCCATGCCGGGGTAGCGCTCGACTGCACCTGGGCGCGCCGAGCATCATCCAACAGCGAAAGGATCTCCTGCGGCTCAGTCAGGCGCTCGTACTCTTCCCGCTGCGCAGGGAAAAGCGCGGCCTGCTCTTCGGTGAAGTCTTCGCCGTGCGCATCGCGGAGCATCACCACCGCCAGTTCGCGCAGGCGCTTTTGCTGTTCGGCGTTCACTGGGCCACCTCCTGCACCAGGGCGATGATGCTTTCCACACCCTTGGCAAAGCTGGCCGGCTTGCACTGCATGCACTGGCGCAGACGGTCGACCAATTGCGAGCGGCCACCCTGCAGCTCGAGCAATAGGCGACCATCGCGGACGATATCGATCGCGTGCTTGCGGCCTTCCAGCCAGCCGACGCGGTCGAAGTGGCCTTTCTGGGGGATTGGCAGATGGGCGAGCATGTTCACTTGGCACCAGCCTTGCCGATCTCAGCAGCAGCGCGCAGAACGGCAAGCCGGCAAGCAGCCATCTTGTCAGTTGGGGTTTTGTCGCAGGACAAAGTCTCTTCTGGCTTTTCCTCTCGAGAATCGATGTATGGCTCTATCGCTGACCAGCAATATCCGTGCAGCTTCGAAAACCTGAATCCACGATTCTCCCATTCCAGCCTTTTTGGGGTAGCCACAACGAAGAAATGACCAAAGGTCTCTGCCCCGACGACCAACTCAGCAGGTGCACCAAAGCTGATATCAATATCTAGATCCGCTGCCAGCCTCAGAGAATCCCCATCATCAAACTTGGGATTCCAATGACGTAAGAACTCACCATCCTTGTAAAGGCTAATAGCCCCTGAGTCGTCGATGAAAAGATCGCAACCCAGAGCCTTTGCTGCGAAATACAGCATTTCAGCATCACCCATCACCGCACACCTCCCCGGCCAATCACGGCCAAACGCCCGTCGGCCACCAGCACACGGCGTTGGCCACGGATCAGAATCAGTTGGTCACCCTCACGGGCCATGTCGTAGCCACGGGAGAGCAGGAAATCGACGGAACCACGCAGGTCGCCCTGCATGCGGCGTTCAAGATTCATGAGTTACACCTCGCTTGGCCTTGCTCAGGCGCTTCGATTCGCTGATCAGCTCCCCGACCGATTTGCCTGCCCGGGTGATGGCCAGTCGGCCACCAGCACCGTTCGCCAGCACAGCCAGGCACGCGCTGCGATTGCCAATCAGCAGCGGATCTGGCGCCTTGAAACGCCCGCCGCTCTCGGCCTCGGATATCCCGATCATGTGTTTCGGGTAGTCGTCGCCCACCCCGCCAGCGATCACGAAAGCCCGGTACCGCCGCGCAAACTCCAGGCCCTGGAACTTGTAATCTTCCTCAGACTTGGCGGTGCAGAGCTTCACCCAGCCACCCATGTCATCCAGCACGCGATGCACAATCGGGTCATCGAACACCACGGACTGATACGGCCCCACGCGACGCACAGCCTTGTCGACCCGACTCCAGGCCAGCATCCCCTGGTCCTGGCTGGTACCGTCGATCAGCCGCACCACGTCGGCCGGCTTCGGCGCAAACTGGCCGCTATCCGGGTTCTGCACATGGGCGTTCAGGCCGCGGCGCACCGACTCAACGTCGTAGCCCACCAGGGCATCGAAAAACACATCGACGAAACCGGTAGTGATCTGCTTGCCGTATACGCTCATGACCTTGGCGAGCATCGCGGCCAGCGCTACCTTGTCTTCAGCTTTCACGGACGTAGTCCCCTTCGATTACCGGGTCGTCTTCTCGCAGGAAATCCCGCACACCACTGCCGCCTTGCTGCCGCTGCAGCTGACGAACCACCTCGTTGTTCGCGTCCTCGATCTGCTGCTGGCGGTTTACTGCCCCAACCTGGCGCGGCTGTCTCTGCGCGATACGAGCCTGCGAAGTCCGCATCCAGCGCTGCCAGGTGGCCTTCCAATCCGCCATCGGTTTACCGTTGCCCTTCCAGTAGTCGAGGAACTGCTCCAGCTCCCAATCCAGATTCACGTCGGGCGCCTTCTCCTTCGCCCAATCCAGCATTTCGGTTGTCACCAAGAACGGCAGCGGCAGCGGCTTCTTCGGCTTGGCGCGTGCGCCTTCCGGTTTCGCCTTCGCTGCTGGCTTCCTCGCCGGCCGTCCCTGTGACTGGTCACCAAGGGGGGCTAAAGGGGGTTCTATTCCCTGTCCCTCTCTATTCCCTGTCCCTCTCCCTGTCTTAGCCGTGTCAGGTGCGTGACCTGTCACCGTGACAGGTCCGTGACTTGTCACGGGTGACTCAGGCAGTTCCAGCGCCGCGAATGCCTCGC